TCAGGCGACCTTATTAGATTTCCAAACAGGCGGAACCATCGGAGAAGGCGGCATCGCGTCAATCGCAGCACGCAGCACGACCGGCCAATCATGCGCATCCAGATAATGTCGAATGCCGTTCTTCCTAAGAAACGCAGCTTGGCGAGCGCGTTGCGGGGTACCGCATAGCTCGGCAACCTCAGTTCTGGAAAGGGATTGGCCGGAAAAACACACGGCAGCAGGTAACTGCGTCATAAAACGTCTCCTGAGTTATGGAATGACCACGGGGAGACGTTTTTGCGCGCCGCACTCGTGGGTGTCGGGAGGTTAACAACCGGAAACAGACGGCGGGCAGCTTTCCCCAAAGGGTCTTGTATCGCTGCCGCCCTCCCGACGTAAAAACGTGCAGGCGTAAAAAAACCGCTTTGTTTTCGGGTGCGGGGGCCGCTATGTCCGGAGTTGTTACGCTCCTTACCCGCGGCGGTACCGCAGTGGTGCAGCGGCGTCAAGTCCCCACCTGATTGCTATCTATCAGGTGGGGCGGGGTTAATTAATTACATTCTTCCAAGTGGCCTATTACTGTGAGTTTAATATTGTCTTTCTGAAACACTCCGTGCCATGCGTTGCGTGAGTCTTTAAAAATCCGCTTTATGGATAACTTGAAGCCATCACACCCGCGTTCCTTAGATGTAAAAAATCTGTTGTATACAATTCAGCACTATGGATAAGAGTTGTTGCTACTTTTTTTATGCTGCTTCCAAACAGAGCCAGTAGGTTTTCCTGTAAGCCCTCGTCGATACCATTTGATTCCACATCGTCAATGACTGCTTTTTTATAAAGCTATATAATTTACGGATATTTTTATGAGCGTAGGGGTTCCCTATTCCGGTTAGCGGGCTTGGCTTGTAGAGTTCACGGGGCCGTGAATCACGCAGCGGGAATCTGGATGATGATTATGGGTGGGCTAGGTAATGCTTGATAACTACCTTCTATGCTATGGCGCTAGAGGTGGTTGCAATTACTCTACCCACCTACAAACCCACCTCACCCGTCCAATAATCTTAATTGGATAATTCGGGTCGTCTTTCCAGCGGGGTAACTGCCAGTCATGATCCCCCTCGGGGTTATCGGCAGCAAAAAAAACTCGCTTGCTGTGCTTATCATCAATGATGCATCGCTTAACGTTGTACTCATCAGCGCCTGCGCCTGGGGTGATGATCACGTAGATGTGCTTGTGATGGGGGGTTGTGTCTGACTCATCAAACATAATGGAGTCCCCTGATTGAATGTAAGGGAGCATCGAGTCGCCAGCGCCATGCATGATGACAAGGTTGTTCGGGATTAGGTTGTGTTTATTTAATGAGTCTCTGCGGAATTTCACTGTGTGAATATCCACGTTTTCCGCAATCTCTGGTCCCGTAGTGCCTAGGCCCATCTGTTGCGAATAAGTGCGTACATCAGCCCATGAGTTTTCATTACTCGTAGAGGATTCCATTACCCCCTGTGGTTCCATTACCCCCTGTTTTTGGGAGGTGCCTCTGATGATTTCTGGCGCGGTGTTGAGTGCTCTGGAGAAGAGGGAGAGCGTTTCATAGTCCAGAGGGATTTTTCGGGTAAGGTACTGGGTGGCTAAGTCTTGGGTGCTGTCAAGGATTTCTGCTATTTCCTTCTGGGTTAAGCCAGAAGAAAAGGCGCGTTCATCCCATTGAGCATGTAAGCGCTTACCGGCTTCAATCTCTGCTGGTGTGGAGTTCGCTTCTTTGTTTTTCTCATTAGGTGCTTCATTGAGCACCTTTTCAAAGTGCGCTTTGATCTTTCGGTATTCTTCGCTGATTTCTTCGGGTTTTCGACGTATTCGGGCAGCAAGCTCTTCCGCCTTATTCCATGGAACAGGGCGGTGTCCAGTTGCAAACTGTGAAACAAATCCCGGGGTAACGTTCAGCTCCTCAGCTAATTTAGCCTGCGTATAGTCTGAGTTCCTGATTCCCTCGGTAATCACACATCCTTCTTTTGTTTTTGGATTAGGTGGTCTCGCCATAAAAGCAATGCTATTAGTAATAAGTGGCTGCGGCGATGAGCAAAGCTGCTTACATCAGAAGATAGCCCTGCTATCTTTTGTGCTATGAGTCAGTCAAAGCCAATTGCAAGGGCAGTTGAAGTGCTAGGTAGTCAGAAAGCCTTAGCGGATCTGCTCGGGATTCATCCCGCCTTAGTGTCTCAATGGGTTACATCGCGTCGCAGGGTGGCTCCTCGTCACGTCTTAACGATTGAGTCTGCAACATCGATTTCTCGCCACGATCTGCGCCCAGACATCTTCGGCGCCGCCCCCACAGACCACAGGCCGGAGGCATCCAATGCCGCCGCCTAAACCATCTGCTTTCACTCCCAAGAGTCACCCCGTGCATTTCCTGATCGAGCGCGCCCGTCTTGCGGTGCGTGATTGGTTGACCGCGCCCAGTCTTCAAGAGCGCGGCTTCACCAAAGACCTGTCTACATTGCAGGCTCAATTCCATAGTGACCTGCTTAGCGACGCAGAGCGTGTCTCCTTCTTTGTTTCTCTGAAGAAGCAGGGCATCACGCCATTACGTCGCGGCGTGCCGGGCGAGCCATATGGATACACCTGCACATGTGGGGCGATCGACGGCAACGCGTGCACGTGCCTGGAATTACGCCGCGAAGTCCGCGCGTGGGGGGAAGTGTGTTGAGTACTGCATCTACCAGCACGTGCAGCGCTATTTTCTTGATGGCCAGGACAGGGCGTGATGTTCGGCATAACGAACAGGGTGCCCCTGCCATTGGAGGCGCGCATGAAGCGTGAACCTCGTTTTCTGCCGCCGCTGCAAAGCGTGATCTATGGCTATACGCGGCGCATGTTGGACCAAACCGCAATGAATGCACAGTCGTTTGCGATGGTGTTAGCCGAGACATATCTCTCACTCACTGCCCCTGACGTGCGCGGTGTTGCGTTGCGCATTGGCGATGATGTTGCCGAAGACATGCGCAATAACGCGCAGGTGCTGCGGCGTTACATGGATGGCACGGTTAAGACGCTTCCTGCGGATCTGGTGGATGCCTGGATGTTGGCGCTGCCTGAGCCGTATCGCGGCGAATGCGAGCGCGACTTGGCGCGGCGGCGTGGGGTGTTGCCGGTGCGGCTGCCCACTGCTAACCCTGCGGCGCGAGTCGTGGGTGTGGCTGAGCTGGTGAGTGAATTTGCGCAGTTGTTGGAAGTGATTGCACCGGCCTTAGCCGATGGCCGTATTGATACAAATGACCTGCCGTTTGCGCGGCGCATCCTGGATGAATCCGACGATGTGATCGCGGCGGTGTTGGGGATTCGCGGTCAAGTGCAAGCGATGTTTCAGGAGGAGAACACGGATGCGTAAGGCGTGTTGTGCCGCAGGTCATCACGGTCAGGAACGCCCCACCGTTGCTGGTGAGGAGGCCGCATGATGGCCCGTCACCGTTTACCGAGTGGATACCGCCGTCAAGGCAGGGGCACGATGACGCCGCGGCAGTGCGCCGGATTACGCGCGGCGCTGGAGGCGTTGTCTTCCAGCGAACCGGGGGTGAGCGGTGCGGCGGCATTGGCTGAGCGTGAACGGATGCGGGTGGAAGCCGAAGCATTACGGTGCAGGCAAGGGGTGTTGCTGTTGCGGGGGGGCACATGAGTGTGTCGCGGTGTTTGGGTCAGGCCGTCGAAGCGCTCCGTGATCAGCCACGGGCACAGTGGAAGGCGTACATCCAGACGCTGCCGCAGGTGTGCCCGCACACCACCTGTACGGCCCAGCCAGGATGCAGGGAATACGTCGCCGCGTACTTTCGCGTGCAATGGGGAATACAGGTCAACCGTGAGCGGGTGCAGCGGCGTCAGGCGGGGCGGCAGCATGACTAGGGTCGATACGCAGGCATTACGCGCGCGGATTGATCTGGTTGAGGTGGTGGGCGGCTATGTGACGCTGCGGCGTACAGGCGCTGAGTACACGGGCTTATGTCCGTTCCATGACGAGCACACCCCCTCGTTCACAGTGATTCCGCATAAAGGGTTTGTGCATTGCTTTGGGTGTGGCGCGCATCATGATGCGATTGGCTTTGTGATGCGTTACCTCAACGTGGATTTCCGTGAGGCGGTGCGTCAGCTTGATCGCGGTGCCTTGCCACAGGCCGCGCAACAGGCGCCGCGGCAGCGGCCAGAGTATGTGCCTGACAGGGTGTGGGTGCCGCTGCTGCCCGTACCGGAGGATGCGCCGGAGGTGATGCGTGATGCGCACTGGACGGTGCCGCTATGGAATCCCAAGCGAGGGAGGGCCGCTCCTCTGAAGGTGCAGCGCCTGGATGCCTACCGGGATGCGCAGGGCCGTTTGCTCGGCTACGTGGCGCGGGCGCAGATCAAGGATCGGGACACAGGGGCGCTAAAAAAGTGGACGCCGACGCTCACCTGGTGCGTGAGTCCGACCGGCGCGCGGCAGTGGTGTTTGCAGCATTTTCCAGCACCGCGGCCCTTGTTTGGTTTGGATACGTTGGCGGTCAAGCCAGACGCGCCGGTGTTGATTGTGGAAGGTGAAAAGTGTTGCGCAGCCGGCGCGCGCGCGTGGCCGCAGTATGCGGTGGTTGCTTGGCCCGGGGGCACGAACGGGATCCGTCAGGTGGACTGGACGCCGCTGGCCGGGCGCGATGTCGTGTTGTGGCCGGATGCCGATGAGGTGGGCCGCAAGGCCATGCTGGGCAACCGCACGGATGCCGGTGATGTCACGCCGGGTGTGGCGCACTACGTGTCGCGCGTCGGGGTGCGCAGTATCGGCCTGATTGACACGCACGGGTGCAGCAAGGGCTGGGATCTTGCCGATGCCTTCGAAAAGGATGGCTGGACACCCCCGCAGGCGGCGGCCTGGGCGGCGGCGCGGCGTGTTGACGTCAATGTAGTGCGGGGAGGGGGGCGATGACGAGGCCGGTGATCACGCTCCTGGATGGTGGCAAGGGCCGGACGCAGGGGGGCGGTGGTGGTCATGGCGGTGCGCCCGGGTCCGATGACTGGACGCAGTTGTTAACGCGCACCCGCGACGGTCATGTCGAGGGCACGATGCATAACCTCATCACCATCATTGAGAACGATGAGCGGTTGCGAGATTTGTTCTGGTTGAACGATTCCAGTAACCAGGTGGTGATGGCCCGTCCGGCACCGTGGCAGGGCAGTACCCGCGATGAGTTCGTGGATGCCGACAGTAGCGAGCTTGCGGCATGGCTCCAGCATCCAGAGCGCTATGGAATGAAGTGCAGCGATGACAACGTGCTCAAGGCCGTGATTGCGGTGGCACGGCGGCATCGGCGGCACCCGATCCGTGACTACCTGACGGGGGTGCAGTGGGACGGGACACCGCGCGTGGAGACGATGCTCATCGACATGTTCGGTGCCCGTGACAGCACCTATGCGCGGCAAGCCTCCTTGTGTTTCATGGTCGGTGCCGTGGCGCGGGTGTTGTGGGTGGATCCCAAGAATCCATCCATTGGGGCCAAGGTGGATTTCATGCTGGTACTGGAAGGCCCGCAAGGCAAACACAAATCCACCTCACTCAGCGAACTGTTCGGCACCTACTGGTTTGTAGAAACGGCTGAATCGCCCACGGGGAAAGACTTCTATCAGGTCATCCAGGGGTGCTGGGGCGTGGAGATCGGCGAGATGGACAGCTTCGGCAAGGCGGACGTGACCGCGGTAAAAGTGGCCATCACCCGACGTACCGATAAGTTTCGCGCGCCTTACGAACGCCTGCCGAACAGTTACCGGCGGGAGTGCGTGTTTGTCGGCACGACCAATGATCGGGAATACCTGAAGGATGCCACTGGCGGGCGGCGCTTTCTGCCGGTGCGGGCGGATGGCAACGTGGATGTCTCGCGCATTGTGGCCGAGCGCGATCAGCTATGGGCCGAGGCAGTGCGGCTGTTCCTTGATCGCTTCCCATACTGGGTACTGCCCGATGACGCCCCCGCCGAGCAGGCCGCGCGCTACATCGGCGATAGCTGGGAGGCCCGCGTGGAGCAATTCCTCGCCGGTCAATTTCGCAAAACAGGGGATGGGAAGGAGATTGCCCCACAGCGGTTGAAGTTCACCGCAGGGCGTGTCCTGTGGACGACCACCGATGAGCTGCTGGAGTTTGCCATCGGCATGGATCCGGCCAGGCACGACAAGAGTGCCCAGTCGCGTATTACCAACATCATGAAACGCCTAGGGCGTGACCCACTCCCGGGGGAGGCCTGCGTCGAAGATACCTGGGCGCACAAACGCCGCAGGTGGCCGGAAGGCGGGCGGGAGTGGCGCTGGGTGCGCGAATGCACGTATAGCGACCACGGAGCGCCTGCGCCCAATCCACAGGATGACAACGGGAGGGATGATGCGCCCGATTTCTAACCCCTGTCCCAAGCTGTCCCAAGCTGTCCCAACCCCTGTCCCAAGCTCGGGCCTTGATTTACGGGCGTGTCCCAAGCGTCCCAAGCTTTTTTGCGCGCGCACGTGTCACAGAGCGCATTCCATCTATCCCCCTATCTATCCATCTAGGTTGGGACACTTGGGACACTTGGGACAACCCAATCACGGCGCGGGTTTTGCTGTCCCAACCTATCTCGAGAGCTTGGGACAGTTGGGACAGCGGACCGGTGGGCAGGGATTTCTGTGGCTGCCCCCCGTGGCGGGCCGCTCACAAAGGTTCCTCCGCCGGGGTCTGCATCGCGGGCAATTCGGACCCCGTTTTGCGTGCATGTCCTGGTTCCCAATTTTGGTTCCGGTAGGGGCGGGGGGGTTCCGATGGGTTCCGTAACGACCATGACCACCACCGAATACGCCAAGCACCGCGGCGTCAGCGACTCCTACATCCGCCGGATGCGGCGCAAAGGCAAGGTGGTCCTGGGCGAGGATGGCCGCATCCACGTGAACGCCAGTGACACCCTGCTGGATGGCATGACCCATCCCGTGCAGGGCGGCAAGCGCGGCATGACTGCCCCTCCTGCCTCCGGCGTGCCCACCTTCACCGTGATGACCCCACAGGGCATTCCGGTGCAAGAAGCCGTCCGCCGCGAGCGCGTCGCGCGTGCACTCAAGGCTGAACTTGATCTGGGGAAAGAAGCCGAACAACTGACCTGCGTGGATGAGGTCAACCGCGCCGTGTTCACCCTGGTACGCCAAGCACTGAACCAGCTCCGCGGCATGAGTGGCCGACTCCGCAAAACACTGGCGGCGGAGACCGATGCGGGCAAAGTCACCCAGATCATTGATACCGACGTCGCCCACATCTGCAAACAAATGCGCGACGCCGCCGCGGCCCTGCTGAAAACCAACACACCCGACGCCGACCCCGTCGAAGCCGCCGATGCCAACGACACCCTCGCATTCGAGGAAGAAGGAGTATCCGGATGAACTTCGACGACTTCCCCGACATCCAACTGGCCAACGCTTACCACACCGTCTCCACCGCCTGGCAGCACGCCTGGGAAGTCCCCCCGCGCCTGGAGATCAGCCAATGGGCCGATGCCTACCGCAAGATCGCCCGCGGCTCAGGCGCTGAACCGGGCCAATGGCGCACCGACCGTCACCCCCCGCTGCGCGAAATCATGAATTGCCTCAGCGACCACACCCCCGTGCAACAGGTCAGCTTCATGAAATCCGGCCAAATTGGTGCGACCGAGATCGGCATCAACTGGGTGTGCTACGTCATTGACCGCGGCATTGACTCCATGATCGTCACCCAACCCGTCAAAGACCTCGCCCGCACCTGGACCGTGGCCAAATTTGACCCAGGCGTCCTGGACATGCCCCCCCTGCTCAACAAACTGACCACCAACAACACCTTCGAAAAACAATATCCCGGCGGCACCCTTTTCGTGAAATGGGCCAACTCCTCCAGCCAACTCCGCCAGATCACCGCCTGCTACGCATTTTTGGATGAAATCGACGAATACCCCCGCAACCTCAACAACCAAGGCACCGCCGACCAACAGATCGCCGCCCGCATCATGTCCCACGGCGAACGCGGCAAAATCTACCGCGCCTGCACCCCCACCGTTGCCGGTGGCAGCGCGATTGAAGCAAGCTTCCTTGACGGCGACCAACGCCACTACCACATCCACTGCCCCCATTGCGGCAGCGAACAAGTCCTAGACCTGGAACACCTCCAACCGGATGGCACCTTTGCCTGCGCCGTCAACGGCTGCATCATCCAAGAACACCATAAAAACACCATCCTCAAAGAACACGGCTCCGGCGGCACCGCGTTTTGGCACCCCCACAACCCCTCGGCCCCTCCCGACCATCGCAGCTACTACCTCTGGGCCGCCTACGCCCCCCTGGGCCTGGGCCTGAGCTGGAAACAGATTGCAGACAAATGGGCCGAAGCCAAACGCGACCCCTCCAAACTGCCTGGCTTCACCAACCTGATTCTGGGCTTGCCCTTCCAAGGCGAACGCGACGCCCGCGCCGCTCACGAAGTGGCCACCCTCGCCGAACCTGGCGTCTATCGTGGCTTGGTGCCCCGGGGCGGCCTCGTCCTGGCGGCAGGCGTGGACCTTGCCCACGACCGCGCTGAAGTCCACCTCATCGCCACCGGGCGCGGCCAACGCCGCTACATCGTCGACTACGCCGTCATCGACCTGGACCCCACCGTCCTGGACACCTACACCGACCTGGACACCTACCTCCGCGGCACCTGGAAAACCGCCTCTGGCATCGACATGCCCATTAGCGCCGTCGCCATTGACGGCGGCAACTGGACCGAAACCGTTGCCCAATTCGTCAAACAACACGTTGGCTGGTCCGGCCAATCCCGCATCCTGGACACCCCTCATGGCTTTCTAAAACAAACCCTCTACCTGGTGCGTGGCCGCGCCGAAATCAAATCAGACCGCGCCGTCTACCGCCCCTCAAAAACCACCGTGGACGAACGCGGCAAAACACTCGCCCGTGACGTCGGCGTCTGGGGCGTCGGCACCAGCGTCCTCAAACACATGATCTACGGCTGGCTAGGTGCCGCCCTGGCTGCCAAAGACAACGCCGCCCAAACAGGCACCGCCGAAGACCTCAGCGCCCGCATGCTGCGCTTTCCAGGCGGACGTGGCGACGACATCTCCGACCCCTTGCACCCTGATCCCGGCGCACTGCCAGAACACTACTTCGCCGGCCTCACCGCCGAATACTTCGACAAAGACGCCGGACGCTGGATTAAACCCCGCGGCGTGCGCAACGAACCCCTGGACACCGCCGTCTACGCCCTCTGGGCCACCCTGGCCCCCGCACTCAAAGTCGACGTCATGCGCGAATCACAGTGGGAGGCCCTGGAAGCGCTCTACCAACCCACCAACGGCAACCTCTTTGACCCACCCACCGCCCCGTCCACTGACACCGCCCCCCGCCCCCTGCGCCCAGTGACTGCCACCCCCGTCCCGCCCAGCGCCCCCCCGCCACCGCTGCCCAACAGCGGCTTTGGCTCTGACCGTTGGAGCAAGCGTCTATGAACCGCACGACGCATCGCCCCAAAGCCCCCATCCCCTGGCGTGCCGAAGCGCTTCCAAACCAACACCAGAGACACACATGAGCCTTGCTACCGACCAAGTTGCACTCCTAAAAGACGCCTACCGCAAAGTGCCGTTGGGCGGCCTCGTCCTGACGGCGGGCGTGGACCTCCAACATGACCGCGCCGAAGTCCACCTCATCGCCACTGGGCGCGGCCAACGCCGCTACGTCGTCGACTACATCACCTGGCTTGCCGAAGCGCTTCCAAACCAACACCAGAGACACACATGAGCCTTGCTACCGACCAAGTCGCACTCCTAAAAGACGCCTACCGCAAAGTCCTGCTGGGCCAATCCGTCCGGTATGGCGAGCGCCAAGTGACCCGCGCCGATGCCAAATGGATCAGCGATGAACTGGACAAATGGCTGCGTCGCGCCGCCGCAGAAGCCGCACCCTCCACGGGCGGCCACGTTCGCATTGCCATTGCCGACTTCCGCAGAGACAGCGGCGGAGATGCCCCATGACCACCGCCTCCCCGCGCCTACATCGCCTGGTTGCCGCCTTCGACCGCAGCCTCCTCCAGCTTGCCCCAGCCTGGGCCGCCTCCCGTGCCCAGAGCCGCGTCAAAGCCGTTGCCTACCGACAGGCCTATGAAGCCGCCGAAAAAACCCACCTGCGCCAAGCCTCCCGCGACTTTGGCAGCGGCAACACCATTGTGACCATGACCGGAACGGCCCTGCGCAACCAAGCACGCCACCTGGACCGCAACCACGACATCATCAGTGGCGGCCTATCCACCTTAGTCCAGAACATCATCGGCCCCAGCGGCATCAATATCGTCCCGACCCCCCGCGACGTCGACGGCAACCTGGTTGAATCAGTGGTGGATGCCATCCTCCCCCTCTACCACGCCTGGTCCAAGCGCCCTGAAGTCACCTGGATGCACGACTGGCCCAGCGTCCAGCGCCGAACTGGACCGCTGGAAACACGCCGTAGGTGACGAAGTGCGTGGCCTGGTGTTGCGCCGTGCCGATGAACGCGCCCTGTGTGAAGGCAGGGCCTCGTGATGACCTTTCCCCCCTTCCTGCTCATCGTTGCATTACTGCTGTGGATCAGCCGCCGCAGCGATCACTCACAACAGGATTGCCACCGATGAAAACACCAGACATATCCGCATTATTCGTGTACTTACTGATTGCAGTGTCATTGCCCCTCGCATCGTGCACGAGCGTAGCGCCGCTTGGGATACTGCCAACAACGCCCTCAGAAGCGGTCTGCAACCGACTCCCCCGCCTGCCAGTACCGCCGATTCCAAATGAACAACCAGAGATCTTCGCCACCTTCCGCAGAGTGATCGGTTTGTACATCAACGAAATCAACAAATACAACGCCCAGGCCGCCTGCCGTGCCCAAGTGCACGCGACCTATCAGGAGGCGCCATGACTGAGAGATCACAGTGCTCCCAACGTGCCCACGCACCTGGGACGCCTGTGCAGCGCGTGGCAACACCATTCACTTCGGCGGGGCGGTCTATCGTCCGCTCCACACGCCCGACGGGGTATCGATGTCATGGGGCTGATCGCACGCCTGCGCCGCGGGTATCACCTCTGGAGATGGCGCCTGCGCTACTGGTGGTACGACACGCCATCGGGCGTCTGCGCCCAGCACTGGGCGCTGGGCCTGGGCGTGCTGGTGCTGATTGTGCAGCTGGTGCGCGTGTGCGTGGCCGCGGCGTTGCCTGTACCGCACGGCGCGCCCGCACAGGCCGTCTATTGGTGGGTGTGGCAACTGGCGATTGCGGTTGTGGCGGCCTACGTGTCGGCGGCGTTGCGCCCGAAACCGGAGCCGGTCAAACCACAGCAGGCGCAGGTGCCCACCGTTCAAGACGGCCAAGCGGTGAAACATCATTTTGGCACCGTCTGGGTCGGCGATGAATTCATTCTGGCCTGGAAGATGCAGGGGACGATTCCCATCAAAACAAAGGGTGGGAAGAAATGACCGGACTCACCGTGACCACCAAGCATCTGTTCACCATCCCTCATTTCAGCCGCCGTGCTGGTTTTTGCCGCGGTGGGGCGCGCCAGTTCTTCATGGATCACGGCTTGGATTGGAGTGACTTTGTACGCAACGGCATTGCTGCCGAGGCGTTGTCTGCAACCAAGGATGCGCTGGCCAACGCACTGGTGGCGTGGGCGCAGCAGTGCGAGCAGGAGCGCGGCGATGGGCGGTAAATCGAAAAAGGCCACCGTCGGCTACTGGTATTTGCCGATGTTCCATCACGGGCTTGGTGTTGGCCCGTTGGATGCCTTCCTGGAATTTCGTGGTGGGGAGCGTGCTGCCTGGTCGGGGGAGCTCACGGACACCGGCACGATTCATGTGGATGCGCCCCACCTGTTTGGTGGCGAGAAAGATCAAGGCGGGATTGTGGGTGATATGGACGTGCTGTTCGGCAAGGCCGACCAGATGCCTCACCGTTATCTGCTGGCCACGCTCGGCCCCCAGGTGCCCGCGTGGCGGGGGATTGCCACGGTGGTGTGGAAGGGCGGCAAGTACGGGGCGATGAATCCGTATCCACAGCCGGCCAGTTACAAGATCCGCAGAATCCTCAAGGGCTGGGATCATGACGCCTGCTGGGTTCCAGAAAAAGCGGCGATCGGGATGCAGATGGCGCCCCGTGTGGCGGTGTATTTTGCCATCGACTTGTCCGGCTCCATGGACGATGTCGGCGGCAATGGCCGGTCGCGGCTGGAGAATATGAAAACCGCGCTCAACGCGGTGCTTGATCAGCTGGGGCAATCCATCGCCAGCGGCACCGCGGTGGACATCATGCTGGCTGGGTTCGGTAACGCCCCAGATCAACGCCAAACACTCCTACGGCGCAACTGCACTGCACAGGGCATTGCTGAACTGAAATCATGGGTGAGCGCCCGCCAGGCGCTGTATGGCACCTATTTCCCCGCCGGTACGATGGACATGCCCAGCTTTTACGCCGCGGCGCCACCCGATGCGGTCCGCGTGGCATTTTTTGTGACCGATGGCGTGCCGGATCCGCCTTCAGCCACCAACGCCCAGGCCGCGCGTGCGGATGTGGATCAGGTGGCACACCTGCGGTGCTACGGCATCACGATCGATCTGGCCGACACCACGTATACCGACATGGTCCACAACGTCCCTGGGACGACGTCGGCAGTGGTGCAGGGCGGTGATACGGCCATCATGACAGGCCTCATCCGCGCGGCGATCTTCACGGGCTTATTGGCGATGAACGTCGCGCACGTTCTCTACTATGCCACCACTAACGCTGAGATGGGCCGCGAGCCGGTGGATGGGATCGACGCGGCCAGCTTCCGCGCAGGGGCCGATTGGTACCACGCTGAGGGATTTGGCCTCTGTACCTGCTTTGATCCAGCGACCGAGTCAGCCGATGCTTTTAGCACCCGCATTCAACGGCTCGGCGGCTGTAGCGTGTCGCGCGATCGCACGGACGGTAAGCTGCACCTGGACATTGCTAACGGCCTCTATACGCTGGAGGCGCTGCCGATCCTCACCGACGATGACATCCTGGAATGGAGGGAACATCCCTCGGTGTTTGACAATGCGGTCAATAGCGTGTCGGTCACGTATTTTGACCCCGACCAGAAAACCGACATCACCACACCGCCGGTGCAGGATCTGGCGTTGGTACAGACCTATGGTGTCATTCACCAGACGATTGACTCTCCGGAAATTCCAACCGCATCACTGGCACTGCGCATTGCTGCACGGGAACTGCGTGCCAGCACCACTCCACTGCGGACCTTCGCGCTGAAAATCACACGCGCCGCCTATGCGCTGCGGCTGAATCAGTACGTGCGTTTGCAGTGTCCCAAGCGTGGGGTTGCTGACATGGTGTGCATTGTCGGCAGCACCCAAAGCGGCTCGCTGAAAAGCGGTGCCATCACGCTGTTATTGACGCAGGATATTTACAGCCTCCCTGTGTCCTCCAGTGTGGAGATGGCGGCTAGTCGTGGGGCCGTGCCCGCGCAACCGCCGCTGCCGATCACCTCACAGCACGTCTTTGAAGCGCCCTACATTGCGTTGGTGCGCGCGTTGCCGAGCCGCGATCTGGGCGCCCTGTCGGCGGACGCCGGTTATCTGCTCGCCGTCGCACACGATCCGGCCACCAGCCGCAATTACACGCTGCACGTTGACCCTGGCACCGGTGTGTATCGGGTGGCCGGTGATGGTGAGTGGTGCCCCTGCGCACGGATCGTTGCCGGTGATGTCACGCGCATTGCGACCGAATTTAGCCTCACCGATCCGTATCGACTCGACCAGGTGGCCATTGGCAGCGCCGCACTGTGGGGGAGCGAAATCGTGCGCGTGGATCGCATCACGCCTGTCGGTCGTGAGCTGCACATCACCCTGGGGCGCGGCTGTGGTGACACGGTTGCTGCAATCCATGCAGCCGACGAGTGCATCTGGTTCTACGAAGACAACGCCGCGACCGATCTCACCGAGTATGTCAACGGCGAGACGGTCAACGTGGCATTACTGACCAATACCGGCAGTGCGCAGCTGTCGCTCGCCGCTGCCACCGCGCTCCCCCTGACATTCGTAGGACGCGCCGCGCGGCCTTATCCCCCTGGGAAGGTGACCATTGCCGCCGCGCAGTGGCCTGAGGCGGTGTCTGGGGAGTTCGTGGTGACGTGGGCACATCGGGCGCGCCTCACCCAGGCCGACCAATTGGTTGACGACCGCATGGGCAGTGTCACCTTGCCCCGCAACCAGCGCTACGGGCTGCGCTTCACAGACAGTCGCGGGGAGCTGCTGGTCGAGAACACCAGGATGGGTGCCGACAGCGCCACCGTCTCACTCAACACCACCGGCCAGGTGACGCTGGAGCTATGGAGCATCGACAACGGCGGCACGAGCCTGCACACGCATCGCCATGTCTTTGTGTACACACCGACCGATCCGCCGCCGCAGGACAGTACGATCAGTGCTGCCGAGGCATTGCCGGTGTTTGACGGCGTTATTGTGGATGGAGGCAACCTGGATGGCTGACACGCTGCAGTATCGCTTTGTGGTGCGTCGTGGAAGGGCAGCAACCTGGGCGCGGCGTAATGAGCGGCTGCTCGGCGGCGAATTCGGTTTAGAAACCGACACGGGGAAATTGAAGATCGGTGATGGCCTCACCGCCTGGAATGATCTGCCTTATATGAAGGCGTCCACGCCGCTGGGGACGGCCAATGCCGGTCGCGGCGTCACGATTGATGTGAGCAACCCAGACGTGCCGGTGCTGAGTGTCTCGGTGTACGAGGGCGGGGCCGGGATCGATATCACGAACGGGGTGATTACCAATACACGCGCTGGCATTGTGCTCGCCGGTGTGGTGGCTGATTACGCGCGCCTGCCTCATTCGCTCACCGCGGGCGCGGCTTATTTGGTCAGCGAGGACGGGCTGATTTACGTGTACGACGGCAGCGCCTGGCCCGCTGAGGGGGACGGGATCGCCCTCCGAGGCGGTGGGGGTGGCAACGATGACTACTTTTTTGGAGGGGGACTCTAACGCATGGCCAAATCCAGTAAACAATCCTTCGTGCAAAGCGTCGGTAACTTTGCAGCGCAGATCAGCAACGCTACCGGCGCAGGAGGCAAGGTCACGCTGTTTACCGTCGGCAGTGAACGCGGCGATGACGAAGAATTGCGTGCCTTGCAAATTAGTAACACCGACGCTGCCGCTATCGTGGTGAATTTCTATGTGCAGATGGCCGGTACCCACGTAGACGTTCTGGTGGGCAGCGTCAGTGCCGGCACCTTAGAGTAGAAGCGCTTAGGCAAGCTTCATGTTCCCATCCTTGCCATGATGAAGCGCCAGGAATAAAACGAAATTATTAAATGATGTTAGAAGTCTTCAAATATCTTATTTATTAAATATCCCAAGCCGATGATGGCGAAAAGTACACCTCCCTTCGTATACCAGGTTGCCCACCAAGGAGTATCAAAGCGCCCAAAGAGTGTTTGAGATGACCAGTAATTCAGTGCGGGCCAAAAGCAGGCCCAAGCTAGCGCAAGCAGAATCGGCCAAGTTGAAAATATGGTTTCCCAGCCGTCGAGAAAAAATAAGGCGATGGAAAGAATGATAACTAAAAAGAAAAACAATAACACCTTTCTCCCTGATTGCGTATCCAATCCAAGGAGTGCGGAAAAACCTATGGGCAGTAGTATAATGGCACCTATTATAGCGACTATTAAAAGAATCACCCTGCTATCATTGCTATTTCTATTATAATTCATATGCTCACTTTCAGATGGGCAGCTGCTCGTATGATTAGAAGTCGATGACCTTACTCAGAGGCATCCTTCTTTTTCTTTAGACTCCCATCGGGATTGAAATTACTATCAAAATAATAATTTATGGAGAGTAAAACTGCTAAATAAATGCTCCCAAATATAACCCACCCTCCAACACCGAAGGAAGAAACATCCATCTCCGTAAATACAAAGCATAAAAAAATAAGAATAGAAACAATAAATAAAACAATTTTTATCCGTAGTCTGCTAACCCGTTCCTCTAAAAGAGCTGATGAAATAAACGACTCAAAAGAAACATTAAGTGCAATCATTATCGCTTTAAACTTGTTCATTTTATCACCGTTAAAAGTGGGCACCAAAAATCATGGTGCCCACAAAGCATCATGAGTTCACAGAGAAAATTAACTTAGAATCTAGAAACATAAGCTATTGGATGGTTGGAGAATCCATCAATCTCCGACTAATGTATGTTCCAATTCCCCAACCTAATCCCGCAGAAAATCCACCAGCCGCTCCAATAAGCCCGCCTCGACCTGCACCAATCAGGGTTCCGGTCGCAGCATAACCTATGACCGTCCCAATAACAGAACCTGTATCGACAAATTCAGCCATGTTACTTCTCCAACCAGCTCCATCAATTTGCATTATTTCCGAAGATGCTAACTCACGTATATTCATTATTATTTATCCTTAAAAAATAGTAGGGTAATCAGATACAAGCCTATGATGAATAAACGTTCCTACCATCCAACCTCCTCCCCACGCAGCACAAATCAATCCCCCTGCGCCGGCAAATGCACCAAGAAACAATGGTGAAGTAAAACCGCCCATAACTCCCGCAAAAGCACCTGCGCCCGTCCCAATTGATGCCCAATCAGTCAGAGCGTTACCTCCAGAAATATCTGAAACCTCACTAACGGATAATATACGCATTGCTTTACTCCTTTGATTAAATTATCCCCTGGCCTTGGGTCCGGGAGCATCCACGGCAATTTATTATCTATACTCATAAAATACATTTCTATACTATTTGTATCTCCCTAAATAAACACAATGAACATATATCACGTGTTTATATATTTGTACAACTAATGAGATTAATTCAAATAACGAATAGGGTTTGCTACCAATCTTGATTAAATAAAAATAAAATAATTGATATCAACTTCGTTTGATCGTCCCCTGGTGCAGGTTTCTCGCGTGTTGGCGAGCATCTGGATTCAGTCATACAAAACGTGATGGGTAATCCATGAGCATGTACCACTACACCGAATCAGGCCTAGGTAATGTGTGGTTACGCAACGGGTTTACGGTGCACAAGACACCCTATGGTGACGGCATTGCTATTGATAATTTACCAGGTCTTCATAGAAGCCTTTCCCTAGCGCTGGCGCTGAAACCGGCCACCCTTTCAGGGGCCGAAATCCGTTTCATGAGAAAGGAACTCGAGCTATCGCCGCCCGAGTTTGCGGCTCGTCTGGGCACGACGAGGCAGACGCTTGCTGCCTGGGAAGAGGGGAGGGCGGCGCTTCCAAACGCCGCAGACAAAATGATCCGCGTTCTGATCAACGCGCACTACAAAAGGTGA